CCTAAAGTTTTTCGTTTACGACCTCCTTCATAAACTTCTTCAACCATGTATGGAAATTTTTTCCTCATGATCATGATTGAGCCACCTTTAATATTTTTTTTGAAGGAAGAAACCATCTTGGGTTGTTTTCATCATAGTTTAAATTATTTTTTAAATTTTCAATTTTTGTTTCTAATTCATTAACCCAATTTTCCAAAGTTAAGTGATTAAGTCTATAAACATAAACTGAATCTGATTGGGGTTGGTAATTATCTTCGCCCAAATCCAATGAAGCATAATTATCGTTAAGAGGTACAAAATAAAAATATCCTTCTCCTCTAACTAATTCATAGCCATAACTAGCTATTGCTTTATTAACTTTTTTAAGAGTTAAGTGGCTCATGATTGAGCCACTTTTTCTTTTGCTGTTAGTTGTTCTTCCCAATTATCTACTTTAGTTTGTTCTCTATCTATAATACCTGTTAAGTAATCAATCAGGTCCTCCCAAACATTTAAAAGTTCATCAAGAGTAGTTTTATTCCATACCTGAACTCTATCAAGATAAGAAACAGGAGATAAAGGAATAATTTTAATATCTCTATTAAAATGTAACCAAGCAATAAATCTATTTAGATTTCTATCAAAATATCTCACATCTTCTTCGTAAGCTTCTTTATGCTCCTTTTTTAACTCTTCTAGTTGACGTTTGAAAGCCACATACTCTTGCACTTTAGCTAAAAGTTTAGCTAAAAGTTTTTCATCTGGTTTGTTGTTTAATAAATGGTCTTTTTGAGATTGTAGTTGCTTAATATAAACAATCTTGCCTTCAGGAGACTTTTCCCAAGGCTGATATCTTGCGCCTATACAAGTTCCTGCACGAAAACCTACTTGTTTAAAACCGTGGTCATAAATAACACCATTTCTGTTGCCTTCATCCCATCTTTCAATGTATCTTTCACAAGCACCACACACAGCACGATTTTCGTGAGCATGTTTACGAAGTAGTTTTTCTGCTCTAATCCTAGCCTCCTCCTGCGTTCTTTTAATAACTTTGTGTGCTTTTAAAAGAATATGATGCTCATCATAAGTAGCAATATCATGGGTAGACCAGTAAGCCCCTTCAGGCTTTTCAGCCTTAATAACGTGTCTATTTGGTCTTTTACTAAAATTAACTTCAACAAGATTATCTTTTCTATCAACGCCAAGACCTATAAACTTTTTGTCCTGCTGATAGATAGCAAAATTATCTCGGTATTTCCATAAGTTATAACCCTTGTAAACAAGATCCCAAATATTTTTTTTACTATAGTCTTTAGACACTCCAGTGATAACAAGGTTATCACCGTCTTTGTCTGCAAATATTGTGCCAAACTTAGTGTAAGGTATTTTAAATTCTACTTTCTCCATTATTGCCTCCTTAAAAA